TTTTAATAATGTTGAGCATGGACACAGGCACCACCAACGCCAGGTGCCTGTTGTTTTATTAGGAATGGCGCAAGCAATGGAAAACCACGAGAAGGTGAAAATATAATGGAAGATACACAAACACAAGCACAAGCACAAGCACAAGCACAAACAGACAGCACAGATGCAAATATAAGAAATTTGTTGGCAACAATTCTTAAATTAGAAAAATCTCTGGAAGGGGCGCACGCCAAAATAAACCAAACAAACCATCATTTAATGCTAATAGACTCGTTTCTGCGGCTACATTTTAAGAACTATTGATGGCCTTCTTAATAGAGGTGTTAGGGATAATAATTATTTGCGGCGTAATAATACACTTGTTACGGTTTATTTGGTGGAGTTTAAAAAAGTAAAATGGAAGTAACGCTAGAAGAGGTAGACGGCCAAACACTTAGGTATATGCCAAGCGAAGGCGAAACGATAGCAGACTATTTGAATCTAGACGAGCTTAATAAACACATGGAAGCCATATGTGTATATCAACGTTCTGCAGAAGATTGCCCCTGGGCTAGAGGCAATTGGATATTAGATGTAAGGTTAAAGAATGACCAATTATTATGTTGGCGTTTCCCAATAGAGATGAGCTCAAAGTTTGCTAAAAAGTTTTTTGCACCAATTGTAGAGCTTGATAAGAAACGTATGAGAAAAATGGAGCACTAAATGAGCACAGATTATTATGTTGGGTGCGACAGATGCAAGAAATACACTGCTATATTTTACCGTCAAGCGTGGGGTGTACATAACAGCCCAGAGATGATGTTGTCCTCTGCGAAGTTTATTGCTGACCATGTTCTTGAGTGTGGCGAAAATAGTGTGAGAATTGAGGCGGAGCAAGGAAGATTCTTTGACGAATATGATCAGATAGTATGTTATATCGAGCACAGCGATCGTATGGATTATCTTGACGAGCTTCCAGTGGTTTGGGATAAATATTGCAAAGAAATTGACGAAAAAGAAGAAAATAAGGAGCAATAAATGAGCGCACGCTATAAGAATACGGGCCCGTTATGCACATTATCTTCTATAGGGGGAACTGCCAGAAGCGGCATTCATCCTATCGACTTGCCGCCTGTAGTGCGTGTAATACATGGTGAGTTCGCAAAAAGCACTCAATCCATAGAAGAAATAAAGGACGAAAGAGAAGTAACGCAGAAGCTACACTCCTGTCCATTTTGCAAAAGAAATGACAGTCTAAAACTGGCTTTAACTACGGACGAAGAATATTGGTATGTTCTTTGTCTACATTGTTTTGCTTCTGGTCCATGGAGATCTGACAAAGAAATGGCTATCGACAATTGGAATAAAGCCCCTAGAGAAGACCAATAGAATGCTGCGTTCTGTTGCGCCACAATGCCAAGTCTGTAATAGTGAGCAAAAATATTACATGGTTATGTCAGCTGGGGCATATGTAGCGAAGTGTGAAAAATGTACTAATACTGCGCAATATTCTTTACAAGAGATATGGGAAATATCTAAACGAGCTGCGCAGCTTTCAGAGTTGGAGTTATTACGACAAATGCCCACAAAAATGCTAAGCCCTTGGCAAAAGATAAAACAACTTTTAAAAGAAGATTCTTGGGATTTTAAGGACCAATAGCATGTTAAGGTGGTTATTTAAGAAAAAATCTTGTAATTGCGAGGCGTCCTTCCAAAGAATGTGGATGACAATTTTATCTCAAAATGCAGATATAGGAAAGCTGAATGCAGATATTGTTATTTTAAGATGCGATATTGAGATATTACAAAAATTATTAAAAAAAGGAAAATAGTATGCCAATTTTTAACGACCTAAGCGAAAAAGAACAAATAGAAGAAATATACTATGCCGCAACTATGTTTATTGCCAATAATTATCAATATATGTCGAAAGATGAACGCGAGTATTACGACCAAATGATGGATTATATGTACCCATTAAGAGGCGTTAAGAAAAAAGGACCACCAATAGCATGCAAGAAGAAGAATTAAGAGCGTGCCCCTTTTGCGGAGATCGCGATCTTTTGATGACAGAGGAGTTTGAAAGAAATGAATGCCATGTGCGTTGCCACTTTTGTGGAGCCACAGGACCAGATTGTTTGCTAGAAGAAGATGCTGTAGAAAAATGGAATAAAAGGCCATTTTAGCGGCCAATAGTAGGTACTACTGGACTTACAACGTAAACATTGGGCTCTCGAGACGAAGACGGTGCTAGGGATAATTTATACCCTACTATAATTAACTATATTAGGTATTTTTATTTAAAGGAGGTATAAATGTCTAGAATGAACTGCGCTGGCGAGAAGATACCCCACTTTCTGGTTAATTGCATAAACTGCAACTTGCCACCTATTTTATTTAAATATCTTATAGACAAAGAAAGTACTGTTAGCGGTTACAAGATGTCTGACCAAAGCTATTATATTTACTATGTATTTTGCGATGGCTGCCAAGAAGAAAGCTGTATGTGCTCTGGTGAGCACAAAACTACATATTTATGGAACCGCGCAAACGATATAGAGAAAAGCGATCCATGTCCATTCTGTTTGGTAAAATATGTACAATTTGAGTTAATAGATAACACTTTCTGGTGTGTTGTATGCGATGACTGTCACACTAAAGGTCCAAGATCAGATGCAAAACGAGATGCCCTGGTGCTGTGGAATAGAATTGAAGATATAAAATATAATGGGTAAATATTATACTAACGCGCCAGAGTTGTATTTTGTGCCGTATGGACCAGGACAGCCAACGCGGGTTCTTTGCGTAAAAAAAGATGGAGAAATTTTAGTAGATACAGCAATGGCCCCAAAACATATACAGAGCCAAAACAAACAATATTGGTATTTTTGGTACACCAAAGAGTACGAAGAGCGAACATATAGTTATTTAGAGGCAGAATTAGAAATCGTTAATGCTAAAAAAATTTCCCATACAAAAACAGAGCTGGGGTTAATTCTAAAAGAATATTTCACATTAATTAGTAAATATATTTCTAACAAAAATGGAATAATATATAATGGGTGAAGCTATTGCAAACTCGTACTATAGGCTTTGTTTTCCAACCGCAAGCCTTTATTCGCAAATGGAAGCAGAGTTTTTGGCTAACAGAGCCGCAATGCAGGTGGTAATACAGCAGGAGCTTACTATTGCTATAGAGGTTGCGCGCGCACTTTACGAGGCTAAACAAAAAACAGAGCTTGGTTTAATCTTGAAGGATTATTTTAACAGGGTAGATAGAATATGCATCCCTTTGAAAAGCCTCATATAAATGTATTTTTTTACAGAACTCCAAGATGGGTTTGGATAGAACGATCTAAGGGGAAATCTCTTACAAAGATATTTGTAGAGCACGCAAAAGAAACAGCTGAAGAAAAAACAGAGCTTGGCTATATTTTAAAAGAATATTTTAAGAAGACGGGTAAAATATGCCTTGGATAAATAACACATTACATATATATTGGGCAAAGGATTATGACGACTGGTTCTTTGGACAAAAGACTACCGATACTCCTTTAGAATCTTTCTTAAAACTTATAGGCAATAACAATAAGCAAATAAAGATGGAAATTAAATTAAAAACAAGGATAGGATTAATTTTAAAAGAATATTTTAATAAAGTAGGAGTTGTTTGTGGAGTTTAAACAAGAAAAAATTAATATAAAAGACGAGGCTCAAAAAGCGGGGATAGAAATGTCTGGTGACGCAAGAACAGATGCCGCAGAAGCGCATATAGCACACGGACTATATATTCTTGGTCGGCTTGCTTTTAATCTAGAATTAAAAGGTGTAGAGCATGAAGAAATAGCGCCAATGGTACAATCTTTCTCTCATTCAATGCAGGGGGTTGCTCATGTATATGGCCTAGATACGGTTAGAATTTTTAAATATTTAGACCATTTTGCAGAAATGTATGGGTGCAAGGATTTTGCTAAAGAAGAAACCGTGCAGATCTAATTGTCAAACTTTTCTAAATCTATGGCGCCCGCAGGTAAGTGCAACTCTTCTTCTATAATAACCTCGGCTTCTTTTTCGAAAATGTTACCATCTCCAAGGTACTTTACGGAAACTAAGCCGAGAATACCGACAATAACAGCAATAATAAGTGGCGTCATTTTTAACACTCCAATTGCATTAAACAGTTTTCTTAACAAATCTATTAGCTGCATTTGCGCCTCCATTGCCCTTCTTGGCAAACTTGTAATAATTAGAAACAAACTCGCTCTCAGTGGCGGCGCCCGCTTCTGTATTGTAATACTTTTTGTAATACTCCCAGATTGCATTTAGGTCGTCAACCTTTGGAAGCGCTCGTGTAATTTTTAATGTTGGTAGTGGACGCTCTATATTTAAATAAAAAATTGCAGCCATTTGTGCTGCGAAGCGAAGATTTGTAATAAGCTCTTCTGCCGTAGGGATATGATGGTTTAATGTAACATTTGGCTTGGGTGGAGTATCATCCCACCATCCATTGCTTTTTAGTAAAAGTTCCTGCAAATTTTGGTTCTTTTCAGCGCGTATATAGTTAACCCATAGGTTATGGTATGTAACAGGTTCTACCATCCACATACCAAGAGCTGGACCACATACTTGACGGACATATTCTCCGCAATGAGACTCTTGGGCAGCTGTTGCGATTAAAAGCTCCTCACGAGCTTCGGAATAGAGTTCTAGGCTTTCCAATGCTGGTCGGATAATATCTTGTCTTAGCTGCGTAATGGTTATCATGCATACCTTGTATATAGTTAGTGGTTAAACCAATGGCATCTTCTAATTCGTAACAAACGTGCACATCGTAATTTTGCTTGGACATTGCAGAGCAAACTCTATGCTGGTTTTCAGTTAGATAATTGTCTCCATATTTAAACTCAGTAAACAAACCATGGAAAGGAGGAGAAGCAAAACATAATTGTATGTCTGGCACGCCAGAAAGCACACCAGACAGTTTTAGCTTATAGCCTTCTCTTGCGTCTCTAGCGCCACCATTTGGTATAGCAAAGCAAACATCTTGTAAGTCTGGATATTGCATTCTAAACCATTCTACATAAGACTTTTGTAAGTGGTATTCGGTCATAGGCTACATAGGGCAAGGCATTTTCTTGTCTTTCTTGGGCATCTTTTTTTCTGGCATAGTTTTCTTTTTCATTTGAACACGTCCTTGTGTTAAATCTCGTCCCTGGTTACATACCGCCGCTTAAGACGGTATAGTCTAAGTCTGGTATAAAAAACAAAAGCTCGCCACTCACGCTTAATGAGATTGAGCATCTGCTTCTGCATCCACTCTCTCACATTCTTGGCAATCTTCTGGTATAGCTTGCTCTTTGCTCTTAACAAAAGCAGCCAAATTATCTTTGGCCTCTTCAATCCTGCCTAGTAAAGCATTATGGTTAGCAATACTTTGTTCGCCAGCTTTCACTAATAATTTAAGTCTGTCTTCAAAATGCGCAATGTCCATTAAGAACTCCTGTAAAAAACCCCGCCACAGATGCGGCGGGTAAAGGGATATATATGCTTTTTAAAAGTAGTAGCCAATCTATAGTTTTTCAACTTAGACTGTTGCAGTAATTACACAATACTGGATAACAAAAGTTACCGTGCTATTTGTGCCAGTTGTAAAGGCTTGTGTAATATTTGAGAAGTATAGCCCTGCATTTGTTATACCAGTTAACGCAGCGCCTGCATGCGGACCTAACCAATAAATCTGTGACGAAGCCGCTGTTATTTCGGCAGTTGGGATTACAGCGCTAAATGCATTTGTGCCGCCGCCGTGCACAGTAGCTCCATACTGTACAGCAGCATTAGCGCCAGCAGCAAAAGCCGTGCTTACATTTGTATAGACCGCCATAGACAACGGAAGAATAGTTAATCCTGCGCCTGGTGCCGGTATCAAGGCTGCGGGTGCGGCATAAGCTCCGTTAACTTGAGATGCCGTCAATGTAACTGTTGCGGTAAATGTTTGTAATGCATTCGCAGTGGTAGATGTGCTGGATACACCAGAATCTACCATAAGACCAGCTGTACCAGATGCTACAGGAATATTCCCGCTTACAAATGGTGTCGCACCAGCTGCAATTAAAAGTTTACCTGCGGCGTTAGCTGGGTCTGCAAATGTAACGGTACTTGCTTGTCCAAAAGACGCGTTAGAAAGTGTAACAATGTAATTGCCACTATTTGCCACACCTTGTATCTTTAAATAACCTGTACTGGAAGCAGATGGGTATGTTGCTAAATATCCGGCAACACCATTAGAGCCAGCAATAACATTACCGCCAGAGAGATCGTTAATTAAACTGTAAACATAGTTTGGCCCTGTTCCGGTAATAGCTACCTGCATCCAGTAGGAGCCAGTAGTTGTACCTACTAAAGCTTGTGTCTTTTTACCTACAGACAAGCCTAGTGGTATTAATGGTGTTAAATATCCTGCTGTAGTAACAGTAGCTAAAGTATCGTTCGTATCTATAATAACCTGTCCTGGAACTACGCCACCAAGTCCAGTTATAGTATTTGTCCAGCTCAATACACCCATTTTAAGCGCTCCTTGCTTAGTTTAAAAATTATCCCTTGTGCTGCTTACCGCTCTTTAGGATGCGATTAGCTTTTGCATCTATTTTCTTTTCTGTAGATGCAGACATCTTTCCCTTGTTAACCATTTGTGACGCGCGTGCTTTTGCATTAGCCGCGTGGCTCTTGTCTGGCATGGGAAACTTTCTTTCACCCGGCTCACCAAAACTAGATTTTGGTAAAGCATTGCGTTTTTTTGTAGTTAACTTAGCCATTTTATTTCCTTAAGAATATTGGTAAACAATAATCAAGCCTGCCGTTCCGGCGCCACCAGTTTGGTTAGCATTAACCGTATGTCCAGCGGCCCCACCACCGCCACATGCATAACCTGTAGCCGCGCCTCCATTGGTTGAATTAGCGGTTGCATAACTATTAATTCCTCCAGACCCATATATGGCGGCACCGCCAAAGCCGCCGCCACTAAGGGTTGTTAGCAGATATCCAGACTGCCCCGCTTGCGAATTAGTGCTAATATCGCCACCGCTTCCACTAACGCTAGCCCCTCCACTTCCGTCTGCGCCTAGGCCGGCAGAAGCGCTCCCGCCGCCGCCGCCTGGGCCGCCTGTGGCAGTGATAGATCCAAACGTAGTATTACCGCCCGCTGTTCCAGGATTATTTCCTGCAGACGCGCCTGTGCCACCAGCGCCAACGGTGTACGTATAAGTAGCAGCAGGCGCGCTAATAAACTTTTGCGTAAATCCTCCAGCGGCACCACCGCCTCCGGCAGATCCCGTAACGCTGGTAACATTTATTCCGCCGCCTTGGCCGCCGCCGCCCCATGCCAGCACCAATAAATGGTTAACCCCGGCCGGAGTTGTATAGGTTGCGGCGGTACCAGAGGTTAAATACTGAATGCTTAATAAACATCCACTAACTATTGGGATGGTAAATGCACTGGCAATACTAGACATTTTTAAAAATCCTCACGCATATTGATAAACCAGAATTAAACCACCAGACCCCGCGCCACCAGTTTGATTAGATCCAATATTATTATTTGCAGAACCACTACCGCCAGCGCCATATCCCGTAGCCGCATTACCGTTAGTAGAACCCCCACTTTCAAATGTATTTGTTCCACCGCCACCATATATAGTCGATCCTCCGGCGCCTCCTATAGCAACGCCAGATAAATAATAACTATACTGTCCTGCTTGAGAGCTGCCATTGAAATTGCCGCCGCTAGCCGCAACACTCGCGCCGCCAGCAACACCTGGGCCTACAGATGCAGAAGCTGTACCACCAGCCCCACCAGAACCTCCGGTAGCAGTAATTAGCCCAAATGTTGTATTGCCACCTGTCGTTCCTGGGTTTGATCCCGCAGAAGCGCCCGTACCACCTGCTCCCACGGTATAAGTATAAGTAGCCGCTGGATTTGCAATAAATGCTTGAGAAAAAGCACCTGCTGCACCACCGCCTCCGGCAGCACTACTCCCAACAGACCCAGCATCTCCGCCGCCTTGGCCGCCGCCGCCCCATGCCAGCACCAATAAATGGTTAACCCCGGCCGGAGTTGTATAGGTTGCGGCGGTACCAGAGGTTAAATACTGAATGCTAAGCAAATTTCCCCCAGTAGCGGGAATGCTAAAAGCACTTGGCACACTAGCCATTATTAACGCTCCTTTCTAAAGCTACCCGCTCTGATACTCTTTTGGCTGCCTCTTCGTTTGCTATTTTTCTCATGTGGTGGTATTTAGACGCTTGTATATCGCATTCTTTAAATCTTTGTTTTCCAATCTCTGTTCGTAAATCTATTTCCTCAGGAACATTTCCTTTTTCTACCCATCGCTTATAACGACCCCACTCACCTACTTCGGGATCCGGCCCAGAAAAAACCCAAGCCCCATCATGTACGCGCTGTACAGACATGCGCCCATCTATGCTTATTACATGGTGATAACTAAACCACGCCATATTGTCAGGAGTTCCATCTGCTAACATACTTTCTCCTTAAGTTATATCGTTATCATGGCTGTAAATAATGTTGTAATAAGCACTAGTTGCAGTTGCTGTATCTGGTACGAAATGAAATTGAAACCCAGTGCTATCTTTTGCTGGAACTGTTGTGGAGCTACAATCCGCAGAGTTTTTATAATCATAAACTTGAGCATTGCTATTGACGGGGTTGTAAAGCGTTAATGTACCGCCAGAATCGTACATTCCTCTGCTATAGCGCATTCCTTGGTATGCAATTTGCCCCGATGTTGCTGGAGTTTGGAATGTAGTTGAGTATATATTTCCCGCTCCTTGCGCCGGAGCAACGGTTTGATCGATATTTTTGTCATACCAATAATTGCAATCGCCAAATACTTGTTGCTGGCCACGTCTTTGGAACAAATTAGCCGTAGACCCTATTTCTAATTGACATGCTTGTATCTGCACCCAATCATTTGTGGAAGCTGTTCCGGTTGGGGTCCACGAGAACACGACAGAAACTTGTGTAGCAGAACTTGAGCACGCGCTTGTGGTATAAGAATATAATGTGGCAGCAGCAGAAGTCCCCAGTGCAATTGTTTGGCTTAATATGCTGGTGTTTCCAGTAAATGTGCTTGATATGTTAGATTTATTGGAGTTGCCGGTTCCATAAGAGACGGTAACTGTTAAGTTTCCACTCGTGGGAGAAAAGTTTGCGCCAGTCGAAACAATGAACTGTAAGGTTAAGGACTGTCCGGCAATGCCAGCACACATATCATTTGTTAAAGACGTTCCAAATTGCATCACCCCGGTGCCACTTTGCCCAGAATTTCTTTGAATACGAGCCGCAAATATCCATCCGGTAATTTGTTCTTGCGTGACAGTGGTTGCTTGAGTCGCATTTGTTAATATTTGCCACCTGTCTAAGCAATACTCTGTTGTGCTAGCTGGCACAGCCAGAGTTGCTGTACCTCCAAAGTTCATTGCTGTGCGCTGAAATACCTGGAAGTCTCCATTCAGGATCATGTTGTTACCCTGCACGGTAGAGACCCCAGAACTAGGAATTACTTCTCCTCTCATGTTTAGCCAAACAGCAGATGTCGTGTCTATAGCATAGAAAAGTGGTTTATTTACTTGTCCAGCGGTTGTCGTTGGTGTTGCTGTATAAGCTCCAGCACTACTCGCGGATAGATAATATATATCTCCAGTAGTAAGACCGCTCAAGCCAGTCACAACGCCGCCAGTAAGTAATGTAAAATCGTTAGCATCTGCAACTGCGCTAACAATTCCAGCTACTTCTGCGTCCGCCGCAGTATCTGCTTTTGCTAATTGATAGGTATCTGCAGTACCAGAAGATTGGACAATATTGCCAACGCTAAATCCATGGCTAGCTTGGCTTACAGCTGTGGTGGTGCTTGAACCTCCGCCACCACCGCCGCCAGCTTGCCAAGTGGGCAGAGCACTGGCCCCATTCGATGTTAACACTTGTCCGCTTGTTCCTACTCCACTTACGTTCTGGAATGTGCCGGTAGATGTTGTGCCAGCACAAATTACGGAATAGGCCGTGAAAGTAGTATTTCCTGTACCCCCGAGCGGAACCGTAACCGCTGTAAATCCACTTGCAAGACTGCCAGACGCTAATGCGCCCACAGCGGTTATATTTGCTTGTGTTGTAGCTGGAATCGTTGTAGAGATACTTGGCACGCCGGAACCGGATGTAATTAATACGCCAGAGTTTGCGGTCGCCAATGCAGCCATGACGTTAGCGCTGCTTGCATACAAAATGGTGTTGGCAGCGTTAGTGGTTGGGTATGTGCTAGTAGACCAAAGTGGAGTTGTTGACGCGCCAGAAAGTAAAAGCTGATGCGCTGTAGCTGTCCCAGCAAGAATTGCACCCGCACTAGCTGTAGAATAAAATATGCCACCGTTAGACGCTGTCAAGCTTGCGCTGGTGCCGCCGTTTGCTAAAACAAGCGTTCCGGTTAAATCCATCGTTGCGCTAGAGGCGCTAGTTGTTAACCCAGTTGAGCCTCCCGATATTGTAACAGTGCTTCCTGTTGCGGATCCAGAATCCGCATCTAGAGTTGTAATTCCACCTCCGCCACCACCATTGGCTTGCCAGGAAGGAAGGGCTCCAGGACCATTAGAAGTAAGAATGTACCCGCTTGTGCCTAAACCGCTCACATTCTGGAAAGTGCCTGTAGACGTGGTACCTGCGCAAATAACACTATAGGCGGTAAAGGTAGTATTACCCGTTCCACCATAGCCAACCGTTACGGCCGTACCATTCCAGACGCCAGAAGCAATTGTGCCGAGAGCGGTTATATTAGCTTGGGTGGTAGCGGGAATTGTCGTAGAAATAGAAGGTACGCCAGCACCAGAAGTAATAAGAACGCCGCTATTGGCTGTAGCAAGCGCTGCCATGGTGTTGGCGCTACTAGCGTAGAGCAAAGTGTTTGCAGCATTAGTAGACGGATAAGTACTAGTTGACCACGATGGTGTAGCCGTGCTCCCGGAAAGCAAAAGTTGTCCAGCTGTAGCGGTGCCAGCAAGTATATTGAGCTTACTTGCATCGGACCAAGCGATACCGCCATTGTTCGCTGTAAGTGCGTGGTTTGTTCCGCCGTAGGCCAGCGGTATAACGCTACCGTTCCAGACGCCCGTGGCAATCGTGCCGAGGGTGGTAATGCTCGCTTGCCCGACATATCCACTGTCAATGCTAACAACCACATCGCCTGTAGTCGCGCTTACATCTATCTGCCCAGATGTTCCGCTAACACTGGTTACCAGGCCACTAGATGCAGCCCAGTGAGGAGGCATTCCTGCGCCTTGGCTTGTAAGAACATAACCGCTAGTTCCTAGCCCACTTACTGTCGTAAACGAAGAGGTTCCATTTCCTAGAACTACCGCATTAGCTGTGACACTTGTAAGCCCTGTTCCGCCGTTAGCTGGAGGTATAGTTCCTGTTAAAGCTATTCCTATTGTTCCACTGGTAGTTACAGGACTATTTGTAATTGTAAAAAGTGAAAGACCGTCTGTTTCTGATAAGCCAACACTACTTACAGTTCCACTCCCTGCTATCTCTGCATCCACATATTGCTTTGTAGCAGCTCCAAGCGCAGTAACAGGGTTAGCATTTAATATTAAATAACCTGTCATTGTGCCGCCAGCGAGCGGAACTGGTACGGTGTAATTTGTTAAAACATCCAAGCCGCCGCGAAGCGTTACCATTTGGTCGCCAGTAACACCAATGCCAACATTGTTAAGTTGGCTAAACTTTGTAGTCATCCTTGACCTCTTTATTAGCCTGTGTAGCTATAAAAACTAACCGTAACGCTAACGCTGCTAGCAGCAGTAATAAAACTAAGTGTATCGCCAGTTTTTACAATAAGACCTTTTGGATTTTGCATACTTGTGCTAGAAGCAAAAGAACTACCACCAGGAATGGCTGCTGTGCCATTGTTGCAAACAAATACATCCTCATTTGCAGTATAGGTAAAAATTGCAACATATTGGTTGTTTACGGTAGAGCTAGAAAGGCCTATACCACCAGTCGCAGGAACCGCTAATGCTGTTGCAGAACTTGCGCTCAAAGTAACAGAGTAATTGCTGTCACAAAATAGCAACCCAAAACCATTAACACCACCTAAAAATTTCTGCACATTATAAATAGTTGCCATTTTGTAAATCCTTTTACAAAGTTAATTATTGTCCTATTCTTGCGTCCACACCAAAGTGCACCCCTAGCACATGTGTAATAACAGTAGAACTGTTTACTCCTTGGGCAAAAACATAAAATCCATTTTGACTAACATTTGACACACCTAAAGGTGTAGTTAGGTCTGCACTTGCGGTTTCGTCGTAAACATTTGCTGTAGCAGCACCAGGGGAATAAGTAGTTACAGTAGTTGGAATTGCATACATTGTTGTCGGAAATGGAATTGCTGGTGAAAGCTCTGGGCCAGAATTTGCTACGGTCGCTAAATAAGTATACTCACCACTTCCTGTTCCAAGCGCTTGTTTTGGCAATTGCTTTGGAGCAAATGTACTCCAGTAATATCTTTGACACGACTTTATGGTTTCGTCCACCGTCTTTGGCGCTGGAACAGTTGGTATATCTCCGTCTTGACAACTAATAGATTGCCACACTATGTAAGAATTTTGTGTCAACTCTGCGGTACCCACGACTATCGCAAAAAATGTAGCACTATTAATATCGGCAAGCCCCTGCATATCCCACCCACTAAGCGGGTATTGGTTAAAGCTAGCATTTGCACTTGTGCCAATAGTTAATTGCGCACCATTAAGCCCAGCACCAGTTCCTAGCCCACTTCTTGGAACAGGTACCCAAGTAGAATTCTGTGTTGCTGGATAACCATTCGCGTCTAATGTAGCAACAATAGAATTATTGCTCCCTACTGTTGAGGGAAGCGTGTTGCCGCCAGATACCTTTATATACCAAAGACTAACCGTAGCTCCTGTAGCAACACTTGCATTTGCGCTAATATTTACGCACTTTCTTCGGGATAGCATTTCTATAGCTTGAGGAGCAGGAATATATTGTATTAATGCTAGCTGCGTTCCACCCGATGGCGCAGATAATGTTTTTAGACCGCCAGTAGCATCCCTAGTAATTGTTACGCCACTATTAGCGGTTTGGAATATAATGGTTTGATCCCAAGCGTAATAACTTTTGTTTGCACCTACAGACTGCGCAACAATAGTGGACCAAACGGTTTGGCTTGGCGTAGGAAATTGTGCTGGATTTAAAGGAAAGTCCCAGCCTACCAAATAACTTGGGATAGGCTTAAATTCTAGCTTAGGCTTGTAATAGTGAAATAGAAAATCTGTTTGTCTCGCGACTGTGTCTTGTGCATAAGCTATTTGCACATTGTTATTGACACCAACTACCTGTACATTACTAAAAGTAGTTGTTCCAGTGACTGGAATATTAATAACTATGTTTACAGAACCTGTTGCACCAGTATCGCCGCTAGTAGGCGCAGGAAGCTGCACAACACTTGTAAACTCAAACGGCTTACCTTCCGTATTGTTGTTTGTAGCTGGCAGCAAAACCGTAGGAGCTCCCGAAGAAGGAACATAGCTAATACCATTTATAGCGGTTAAATTGTCTAAGGTAATATTAGTAGCAACCCACCCATTTAGCCCAAGAGTATTAGGAGCCCATATGGCCGGGTCATTGCTAATTGTTTGCGTCAATGTAAGCGATCCTACATTAGTTCCAGCAACAATACTTAAACTAAATGGTGCATTATTTGGCCATTGCGCAGAACCAGCAATTGCATTTTGCGCAACAGTAACTGTACCTGTACCACCATACCCAACAACCAACGTCCATCCCGGAGCTATATTAACTGTGGTTGTTCCGGTTCCAGTAAAGGAAATAGTTAATCCTGTAGCCACATCAAACAATACATTAGAAAATTGGGAGTTGCTAATTTGATTTGAAAAGTTAGAGTTTTCTAGAGGCTCTACTTCTTCGAAAGTAACATTTGGCCAAGCTTCCCTTGTAAATTGCTCTACACCATCCGCGTTAAATACAGCAATATAATATAATTGTAAGTTAGCGTCAGCGTTAAAACTGTCGTAAGGGAAATAATATACAGCAATGTTATTGCCCGCGGCATCTTGGAAATTACCTGTATTTGACAGAACAATTGGATTAGGTAGTGCTGTGTATGTGTAGTTAGGAGGAGATCCACTTAACTCGTACGCTAGTTTTGGTGTAGTGCGAGAAGAATCTTGCCATAATTGCACATAGCCATTGGCAAGAGGCTCTCCACTATCTTTGTCGAACAGTGTTTCGCATAAATCTATTGCGACTACATATCTAGGATCTAATGCCATTAGAAATATCCTTATTTCTTAAATGCGCTGTGAAAATGAGAGAGCGCTGTGCCTCCTGTCGCCCCAGCTATGGCCGCCAAAGCACCCCACTTAGCGCCTGACTTTCCTTTTTCTCTAAGTGCTGCCATTAAGTCATTAACGCCATACTCTGGAAACTGGTCTCCAAAAGCATGTTTAAATTCTTTATTGTTTTTAAGCGCATTAGATAGGTCGGCAGAACTTATCTTACCTGCCCTATGTTTTTTTATTGCTGAAAGATTTTCAAATGGCGCAACATCTTTTCTATATCCAGCGCTTAATTTGCTATATCTTCCAGCTAGTTCTGGATTAGCACTTATTTGATCTTCTATGCCTTGCTTTAGTTGTGACCTAAGATTTTGTGCGTCTTTAATTGCTTTAAGTTTTGACGGGGGAAGGTCTGCTCTTTTTTCGTATTTGCGAACAAAGTTACCAAGTTCACTTTGTGCCCAATGTGCGTTTTCTAAAGTAGGATTATCTAAATATTTACGCAAATACTCGTGGTAGTGTTTAGTGGTATGCTTAATAATATTATCAGCTCCTACGGGGGGCACTACCACATGGTGTACACCATTTTTTGTGGCTTCTTTAAACAAGTCTCCATAATGCCCTTTGTATGCTTCCTTGGCTTTCTGTGCAGAGCCTGCAATCTTTTCGCCAATAGCATGCTTAGTAGCACCTAAAGAAGGCCCCAATGCCGCACCCAAGGCTGTAGATAGCCCCCTGTCTCCCTCAGAATCTTCACCTGTTAAATATCCTGCTGCAGCACTTCTACCAGCATCCGATGCTATTCCCGCTAATCCGGCAGGACGGCGCAAAGCATTTAAAGCTTTAAGAGCTTTAAAGGCCGCGCCACCTGGACCCAAAAAACTTCCAGCAAAATGCCCTATGTCGGTGCTTAAACCTGGTTCTAAATACTGCTTAAGATCTATATGTGGCACAGGCCCTGGACCTTCTCTTCCTAGCGCGTGGAATGGAGCATTTAAAACGGATGCGCCCATATTAATTAAACCTTCTGCCGCGCCAGAACCGACACCTTTTCCAAGTTTTTTAAGTGCACTAATAAAACTATTTCGATCTTCGTCATAGTCTTCTGGGTTAATATCATTGTCTTCAAATAAGTTTCTAGCCATTATTTGCGACTCACTATTTCTATAACTTTATCAATACTTAAACCACTCTCTCTTGCGGTTTTTTCTACGTCTTCCATGGTAAATTCTTTACCTTTAAGGTCCTTCATTACGGTATCTTCTGCTTTTTGTTGCACTTCTTTGCTTTTGGCAAGTGGGATAAATGCACCACTAGCATCTAGTTTGGAATGCGCTTCTTCACCAGCCTTATTCAATACCTCTAATGCATCTCCATGTGCCCCAGCAACTTTAGCTTGGATTGACTGTGGCAACTTGGCTATTATTGCAGAAGTAAACCACGGCCACCCCTGTTGTAATGCTTTCTGCTGTTCTTCTTGAGAATATTTCCCTTGGTTTTGTCGTTGAGATTGCACTTGATGTGCCGCTATTTCTGGCACCAATATTTTTGCAACAGCAAATCTTGTTAGGCGATCTTCAAGAATAGCCTTCCTTTTTGGACTTGTTCTAGGGTTGTTATATTCATCAACATCATTATCGGCTCTATTACTACCACCCCAACCCAAATACTCATCAGGAATATTGTAACGAGCTAGCGCTACTTTTCTTATTTCGTTAGAGATTGTAGCTTTTGTTTCCATCGTCCTAATAGCTGCAGTTTTTTGAGCATCTTTTCCTTTGCTTTCTTTGTTTATAGCATCGTCAAAAGTTTTAACTTCTGCAGAGTCTTTACCTTTTTGCAGAACAGCGTCATCTCTTTCGCGCATAAGTTTTTGTAGTTTAGACTCTGTAGGTAAACGTAGCCTTTCAGAATCTCTAACTGCCTTCAATGTCTGAGCTTCTTTGGCAGCTAAGTCTATTGGAAATCTCTCTTTTTGTTGCCTGTTCTCTTCTTTTTGCCAAGCATTAGCAAGTCTAGTGGCCTGCTCTTTCAGAGGATCGTTTTTCTTTGCGGATTTAAGCGCTTGTTCCTTTGTCTTGTTCTCTAGTTTTGCACCCTTTATCTTTTCTGGATTTTCTTCTTTACTAAATCTAAGATTTTCTTCAGCTTGTTTTGCAGCAGTATTTTGTTGTTTTGTAACAGAAGGATTGGTTTCTTTGTTAAACCTATTGGTTTCTTCAAGGCCTTGGTTTTGCAATAATAATTGTTTAACAATTTCTGGATTTGTTTGTATAAGATGTTTAAGGTTTTCCATTGCTGTTTTGTTTGCTAATTGTTGTCCTTGCTCCTGTAATGGCCACTGTCTAAGCATGTGGTTAGTTTGCTCTTCATTCCACCTATTGGTTTGGTACTGTCCTTCTCTAGAAAGTGGATCGCTCAGCGCTCTATGGTTATATTCTTGCTCTAGCGCATTATTTTGTCTTTGTTGTTGTGTTAATGCACCAGGATGTAATTCTTTTTGTTGTTCTCGTAATTGTTTATTATAGGCAATTCTTTCCATATGTTCTTGTATAGTGAGATCTTTCTCATCCTTTAAGAATAGATTACGCATTCTTTTGTCATAATTGTTTAGCTCGCCCTCATCAATAATCTGTGGGTTTCTTTGTTCGTTAAAACCATGTGATTGTTTGCTTAACATATTTTGCAACACTAATTGTTGCAGGTTTAGTGGGTGCTGTTCTGCGCTTTGCTGGATATTTTGAGCCGTTTGTTGGTTACCAAGGTTAAGCCCATATAGATTTGCGTTCTCTACTTCTGGAGCCACTCTAGCTTTTTCCCCATAGATTTTATTTATAAAATCTTGGTATTGTTCTTGTTGGCGTATTTTCTTTGGTTCGCGCGCGTTCTTATACCCTTGCAACACATTGGAAAATATATTGGAAAAACCAGAGTAATCTGTTCCTTGCTGTGTAGGAAAATCTATTCTGTTTAACCCCATGATGGGAACCCCTCAAACTTTCCGCCTTTTCCAAAAGCTTCGCCAGGCCCAGAATTGCCAAAATATGTTCCTGCACCTTGTCCAATAAAGTTAAGCAAAGCATTCTTTTTGTTTGCTTGGCTTTGGTTTTGTCCATATTGCCCTTGGTAGGAAAGGTTTGCTTGATTGCCAAGACTATTACCCAAATAGTCTGCAAGCCCAGTAGAGGCACCATAGCCTAAGTTTTGTTGCTGTTGAGCGCCTTGTAGGCCTTGTCCGTATAAGCCTAGAACATTATTAAGGAAAGATTGCATGTCACCACTTAGAAGCTGTTGGATAAGCTGTCCTTGCTGCATCTGGTCATTCTCTGTCCCAGCATAACCGCCTTGCGCAGCAGTGTTGCCAAGGTGTTTCCCTAGTTGTTCTTTTTGGAAGTTGTAGCCTTCGCTTGGTTGATAGCCACGCATAAGAGCGTTTAAAAAAGAAGTTGGGTCTTGCATTAGTTGGCCGTATTGGCCTTCTAGCGCTTGTCCTTGGCGCTGTCCTTGGTCTATAAAAGGCTGGTAGTTTTGACGACCAATGCCCGCTACTTGGTCCAGGTAAGGCATTGCGGCGCTTGCTGGGTTACGCTGGCTGCCACCTAATGCGCCGCCTTTTCCGCCTAATGCTCCGCCAAGAGCGCCACCAACAGCGCCGCCCACTGGGCCGCCAAAATAACTACCTATTGCTGTTCCTGCTATGGGCAATGCTTTGCTAAAAAAAGACATTCCTTTGTCTCCTATGGGAAGCTCGCTGTTGTAAACTTTACGAGGCTTCCATTAACTAATCCTACAAAAACTGGTGGGGAGTGATCCAGACAATACCAGATAGTTCCATTTGGCATAAAGCCAGATGCCGTTGTTATATCTGCGGTACTTAGACTTGGAACAACCCAGCCATCGTCGCTTAGATTGTCCTGCATGTTCTGGTTTAGCTCTTCGTGATAGTTTTCTTGGTCTTCATTTTGGATATAAGTTGGTATTTGCATTATGCGTATACATCCACAGAGCCGTTGTAAACTATAAATCGACTTTGGCCGAAGAACTTAAACTTTAATGTAAGGTCGTTTGCAAGGCCCAATCTGTACCAGCTAATAATATTTTGCCTGTGGCCTACAGTATTTAATGGTCTACTTACAGTATTACCCCAGGTTATGCCGCCGTCAAAGGAAAGGCTAAGGTCAACGCGAGGCTGGTACGCTGGATAAACTGGAAGGCCTAGATTAGAGCCGCCATTAGGGTTAATTCCACTATCCTCGGTTACATAAGAGCTTCCCCAGGCGGTCGTGTATATATCTGGGTCGCTTGGTGTAGAGTCTTCTGTAATGTAGTAATTGACGTTGTTTAAAAGCGATAAGTCGCTTACATTTGGGTCACATCCTTGCTCCATAGTAATTGTAGTTCGGTTTGCTATGTAGCGCGTACCATCCTCCATACGCAAGCTGCCTGGAATGCGCACAAAGGGAATATCGTATATAAGCTCTGGGTTGTTTGCGGGGTATATATTATCGTTGTAGTTCCAGATGTTTGTGCTTGCCTGGTAAATGCTTCCGTTGTTTAAAGATATAAAATAAATATTTTGGTTAAAGTAAACAAAAGCTCTAGCTGGATGATAGTTAGTATTACCATCTGTTAAGTTAAAGAACTTTTGGGTTGTAAAGTCGTAGACGAGGGTAAGGTTGTCTGCGGCATTATAAAAAGTAATTTGATAGAATAAGTGGCCATCTTGCCTGTAGAACATTGCTGTAGATTGCGCTGGATACTGGAGCTGCCCAAGCAGGTAGTCTATGCCGTCTGTAGATATTGGCTGGTATCCTTGTCCTGTGTAGACCATTATTACCGGAGCGTTACTTTCGTTTACACCAAGCCACGCCACGTACTTATCACTTGTAGCAATGGTGCTAACAGAGATGCAGCCATAGTCGATATTAATAGTAGAATTGCGCCTATAGTTTTGTAGGCCACCGATTTGAGTCCAGATTTCGCACACCGCAGTTCCCAAAACTAGGACGTTGTTCCCCTGACCGGGGAGCCTAACTATTGCTTGTGCGAAATCTGGTTTCGTTTGCAGGGCAAGCTGCGTGTTCTGTACGATGGCGGATGCGCCAGTATTAGCGCTGTAGTTATAGGCGTACCAAAATGCACCAGCTCCAGTTTTATTAGCATTGCCAAACAAAAAGAATGTGTTGTGGTAGCAAACATAAGTTGGCGATAATGTGCTGCTAAACGCCCCGTTTGTTTGGATGCTTAAGTTTGGCGCCCCTTGCCAATAATAGATGTAGGCATTAAGGCCATCTACTATACATATTTGACTATTAAGATTTTCGTCCATAAACACCTCCCCATGAGAGGTATTTAAAGAGCCAATAATTGTAGGCACTAATCCTTGTTCTATTCGATAAACATTTGCATTAATTACAGCTATTAAAAAATTACCGCGTATAGAGTGAAAGAATCCGCGCCCTTGACCGGCTTGCAATAGCTGCAATACCTTTTGATATCCCGCAAAGTTTACAAGCCACCCTTCATTAGCTGCTTCTGCGCCAGTGCTAATAAACATATTCTGGGTAAGCTCGCTGCTAATCTTATTATAACGACCAAATACGCTGCTACCTACCATATTAAGAGGTACCGATTGTGCCTTGGGCGTTATAGGGCGCATTGTTTACTATACATTTGGTAGAAATCCATTGCTTAAATTTGCAACGGCATAGTTAGTAGAAATGCTGTTCCCAAGCGTGCTTATATTGGTTAATCTTAGGTCAGCTGGTGCGCTGCTCTTTCTTATCGCCAACTCGTATCGCATTAGTTCTTTTTCCGCTTCTAATGGCATTGTAAAGTTGTATAAGGCGCATATTTTCTTACACAGGCGATATTTTAAATAGCTTAGGTAAAAGCCATCCAATAGAAGTGATAGGTCTTGTTGTAAATCTGTAATAGCAGTTAGGCTAAAAAGCCCTGTAATTTCCAAAGGATATGCTTGGTCTGGAAAGAAATATAAAAATATATTTGAGCCGCCATAACATCTTTCATAGTACCAATCCCAAGGAAGGCTGTTAATATTGTTAGCTCTAGCCGTTCCCCAATATTGGTTTCTAAAATTTTGGTACATGCAAAATCGAACATCGTTAATAAAAAATGTAAGCGTTTCTGCTTGTACTAGACCGGGAATAAAATACTTTTCTTGCCCTATTACGCCATTAAAAGAAAACTGTGTTGTCATATAAGGCAACATGTCGCTTTCGATAGTCTTATCGGAAAGGATTTCGTTAAGCAAAACAAGTCCGTCGTTTATTTCTAAACCAGACACTTGTTGGAATTGCCGAGAGACTATACCGGATGTGTAGTAGGCATACGAGATTAAATCTGTTGCAGTTGTAACCATTTATCCCCCTAAATAGCCGGGAGCGCTGGCCCCCGGCTCCAAAGCAGCGAACCACCCTGGGATGTCTTACAACTCGTCTAAATAGCCCTGTACATTTAAAGCTACAGCATCGCCAGCGCTAGAGACTTTGTACTTTAAGTCTGGTAGAGGTGTAGCGTTAACGCCAACCGGACAATCTACAACCCCCAGTAAAGCAGTTGCGGTTACTGGCGAGCTAAATACCGTTGCAGCACCCGTACCGCCATAAGGCTGTAGGAATACACTGTCAAAGGCTGTTCCAGCAGTAAGGGCAACTTCTACTCGGACAATAGACGCCGTTAAAGGTACTGTCTTTTCAAGATTAACTGCGGTATAGGTAGTGGCTGCGCCTGCAGTGATACCCGTCGCAATCGGCGCATCATAGATACACCATCTGCTAGTACTGTTAGTGCCTGCTCCTTGGCTCTCCGCTGACTGCCACCATGCAAGGGCAAAGTGTGTGCTTGAGTTTGAGAAAGCCGCGCCAATGCGTCTTTGCATGTCATAACCAACAGGAAGTGTAGGAGCTGTAGAGCTAAGCGATAACAAGCAACAAGTATTTGCCTGCAATGTGCTAGAACCTACAATCCAAATGTAGTACATAGTAGATGCTGCAAAAGTTCCGGTATCTAATGCATTAGCACCATTAGTAGCAGCATTAAGCGTAAGGGCTGTTGGATTAATAATGTCGTTGGTATTGGTGACGTCTCTTGCTGCGCCAATTGCAATAGTAAGCGTTGTGTTGCTTGCCCAGGTAATGCCAAGACCATTTACATAGAGCACGCCAGCATTATAGAGCGTCGTATTTGGAGTGATTGTCATGTTAAATTCCTTTTAAGTTAATGCGCTCCGAAGAGCGCACACAAATTACACAGGGTAAATAAGAGCCATTCCGTAGTCGGGAGCCAGCAATTTACCCCAAATACAATCTCTAACTGTTCCAATATTTCCTGTTCCAAACACAGCGCCATAGTAATGACGGAAAGACGCGCCGCTATCTGGGTCGACAGAGTTACCTGTAGGATAAGGGACCTGCATTGGAAGCTGTGGCATAGCAAGGAATAATGGGTTACCAGAATAAATTAATCCTGCTCTGTGACTAGGTAAGAATTTAACTTGCATACCAGCAACAATCGCATTGTTAATATTTTGGCTGTTAGTGGCATTAACTTGTAAAGGAGGATTAACACTTACTGTAACTTGTGATCCACTTGTGCTCGCAGCCTGTGCAGTAGCCTGTACCTGCACTTTGCTAGCCGATGGTAAGTGACCTATATATGTAAGAAAACGCATGTTTGGATAACCAGTTATACCATCTAGAAACTGGAACTTATCGTATTGCTGCACAGAATTAGCGTCGTTTGCTTGATAAGTTCCACTAAAAGTAATAGCAATTACTGCGCCATTTGCATCTAGTGTGGTGCTAACAACGGTAAGCGTTGTTCCGTTTTGTCCTTCTGTGCCTGCTGTGTGTACGGGTAGCAGGTTAGAGCTGTACCATTCGCAGTCACTAAACTCGCCTAATTCCCAGCTGTTGGCTTCTTTGTTGTTTCGCTCCATTGCGAATTGGCCCAAGTTAGAGCTAACAACGCCAGGAATTGAAACAAGAGGCAAGTAGCCTTTGCATTTGCCCATGGCCGAACCGAAATCGCGGTACTGAGCAACTGCTTGTGCCAGTTGTAGGGAACTATTTATGGGGTTTACCCCGTCCCCGTAGAATCTGTAAGTAGATGTGACGTTTACTGTGGCAACATCCGACTCAATCTGTGCCCCAATTTCTTCCATTGCTGCCTTACCAAAGCGAGCCATGTAATCTTCTACATTAAATAGGTATTGCTGAGAGGTAAGTAAGTAGGATGAGCTAATTGGGCTTGCACATGTAAGTGCGGCGAGTCTTTGATCCGCACCTTGGAAGTTCGCTACTAAGGATTTAGTAGTAGTAGCGCGAGGTGGGAGTTCGATATTAACCGTTTGACCTAATTGACCAGCGGGTTGTTGTTCGTGAAAACCAACAAACTTTTTATTTGCTGTTTTAATGTATGCGTATCTATTTTGTAGAAACTCTAGTTCTGCCATCTGGAATGTGGGTACATTGACCAGGATATTATTTGGGATCATGTTTGGGTGTGTCCTATATTTTCGCTAAAAAATACAGGCGTTTAGCAAGTTTTAAGTGTTTGGCTTCTTAGCCTCTAAGCCAAGAAGCGCCTTTAAAACTTTGTTTTCCAGCTGCTACGCCTGCTCCAGGGGACGGCTTTTGACGTGACAACGGAGGTTGTGCGGTTACATTTTCCGCTTGTGCTTTTTCGTTTTTCGCTATTGAGTCGGATAAATCCTTCATCATTTTGCGCGCCATTTTTTCGCTAACCTTTGCGGCAGCGTGTATGGCTGTTAGCTTTGCTGGATTTTGCACAAGTTCTCGCATTACTGCGGGAGTGTTCTCTGTCTCAGCGGCTAAAAAAACTACTTCCGGGAAAGCTTGCGGCTCGAAGTCGCCCATTATTTCGTCGAGATCTGGAAAGGCTTCTTTGCCTTTGTGCATCTTGTCGAAGTATTGAAGCGCTACTGTTTCCGCCGCTTGCTGTCGCTGCTTCTGTATTAGATCGTTCTGCTCTTGCTGCTGCTTCTCTTGGAGCTTTTGCATAATCCTAGATTCTATTTCTTCAGGATTTGCTTGACTCGCAGCCGCTTGAGGCGCTTGCTGTTGCTGCATGCGCTGGTCAAACTCTCTAGTCATTCGCTCTGCGACTTCTGCTTTTGTCCGGTGCACTATCTTGTCTACATGCGATTGAGGGATTAATTTTTCCTCTGTCGCGTCTGTAGCAATCTGTCCAACATCCATGTTGTCCATCTACTCACCCCGTTTTCCCTCGGCAGGTACACCCAATAACCAATTGGTTGGCCAACTTTACCCTGTTGGTAGGTTCACCCAGGAGAAAGCCTGGTCTTTAGTATTTGTATAGTAAGAGAAATACCGTTTGTCGAGGAAAAGCGAATGACGCGATCCCTCGACCAGGTAGGTTTAGTGATTGGTAGTTATTTGAGCGCCGAACTTAATAGCAAGCTCTACAGCAGTCTTTGCGTCCTCTGCTGCGATGCGTTGCGCCTCTAAGTCTTGTTTAGTTTCCATATCGGCGACTTCGGCCATGGTTTTTGCGTAAAGTATTTCTACCTTTTGCTTTTCAACCGCGACTTTTGCAGCTTGTATTAATTGCGCGCCTTCTGTTTCTAATTGACTCTGCTCAATCTTAGCCATTTCTGTTTTCTCAAATGCTTGCGTCTGTAGCATAGAAGCCTCGACCATTGGGTCGCCTTTCTTGGCTGCTTCTTCCTGCATCTTTTGCATCTTTTCTAAGTATGCTGGCACTTTCTCTTTGAGGCCTTCAATGCCGCGTATATCTAAGTTGTCTAGAATGGTTTCTAGTCCCTCAGAACCCATAAAGTTCGCGAACACGGGCGCGGTTTGGATTAGCTTAATGCACTGGTCGAGAGCCATCGTCTTCTGTATTTCGAGATTTACGCCCGCCTCTACTTTTATTTGTACGCTGTTAGGGTCGTACATCATTGAAATAGAATCTTTGTTTGTTGGGTCGTTAATTATCTTGTAAGAGCGTTTTCCATCGGCTTTTCGAATAGGAATAGAGCGAGGTGTTACATAAAACTTTGGTATTAAATCTACAACTATTTCTGCAATGCGATTAATAAATTTTATGTAACCGACCATGTACGGAGCTGCAGCGCTATTAGCTTGTATTGCTCCTAGACCTATTGCTCTTCCGCTAACATTGTTGTCGTTTGTCCCCTGCACCATATTTAAATTACCGAGTATCATCTGGGTAAGTTTACTTGTGCCCATAAAAGTATTTTCGACAATGGGCGGTGTTGGGGTGCGCTGTATTTCCATGGGTGGGTCAAGGCGAACGTTGGGGTCACCATTCAAGAATTGGTTATATACTAACGTGTCTGCTTGCTGCACATTTTGATAAACATGCTGGAAATCTTTGGGTATTGCTTCTAGTGGTACTTTAATCTTGTGTGCAACCATTCCTTCAATTTCTGCTGCAACTGTTTGACCGGAGAAGTTCATTAGCTCTTGAACACCCATCGCATTGTAAACATAAGGGCGTGTCATTTCGTATGTTGAGCCGCTGTTTCCCTCTTTTAGTGTGACGCTATTTCCTGCGCCCCACACCAGCGGTAACATACTGTAACTGGTAGGTTTATATTCTAATATTTGGTTCTGCGTCATCGTGTAGCGCTCAATTTCCGGCAGAACTGTCCAACGCTCTTCTAGTATTTGCGGTGGCTGTTCAATGTACCCTGCCTTGGCCCATTGCTCGCAGAAGTCTTCATAACGCTTCTTTTGTACCGTGTGGCCATTGGTAAGCTTTACTATTTTTACTTTACTATTTTTCTTTTGATAGAATTCTGCTGTTAAGATGATGGGCAGGTCATTGTAAGTAAATTGCCATTGGAATTCACCCAAGGCGCTTGCAGAATAGAACTTTAATCCTTTTGTAGACTTAGTGCCGTAAATACTTTCAAAGTCTTCTTTCGTTTTTGGAACAAGCTTAAAACAATAGCCGCCATCTCCTTTGTGACTCTTTACGGCCATTGGGTCAAACCCGCACAACGAAGGGTCAAATACACGCTCTACAATAATCTTTTGCTCAAAAGACATTGGGTTTACATAGTCTGTACTTACTTCTCCGACCGTAAAACCGCCGCCCATCATGTCACGAAAGAAGTTGTATTGAAGGCCGTCATTAGCAGCTTCACAAAATATCTCGCTTAGATGCCACTGCAGCACGTTAAGCTGTTCCATAAACTCTGGGGTCATTTGTTGTATGCGCGCGCCGTCGGCTGCTCTTGCCATCATTGTAGGCTCGTGCTTTGCAAAGTCGCCCATTTGAGAACTGATAGCCGCCTCTAGAATATTAAACTCTAATGGCGGCTTGTGTAGTATATTTAGTGTGCCGCGTTTTTGCTGGTTGATAGCGGTTTCAAAAACAAATCGCATAAAAAGATTGTATCTATCTGCATTTTTGCGATTTGTGTCATAAGATAAATTAATCTTCTTTTCTATCTCTTCCAGTTTCTCTGTGTGTTTTTTCGCAATTTCCATTTGCTTCTTCCTCGCATATATGCGTGTAAGCTATTCCATTAATAGCAAAGTGAAGGGTATCTCCGTATTCGTATTGCGTATAGCTTTTAAAAATTTCTACTGCTTCCAATATTTGTTCTGCTGTTGGAGTTCCCATTAATAATAAGCCCTTCTTGCTGTTAGTTTATCGCTAAACGCTTGCGATAATCCTTTAGACACAATAGCATCGTCTTTACTAGACTCTATTAAAGTGTTAAATGTCTTGTCTATTAGAGCGATTTTGATAGAATCGTAGCATGTGTCGGCCTTGTCATCCCAGCGATGACTATCATTCGCTGTAATCTTTACCATATGTTTGATGCACTCGTCTTTGTGTTTGACGCCATCTGTAAAAGATATTAATCCAGAACTTATGTATGGTTGCATCTCAATGTAACGAGCAGCTTTACTACCGCTTGCGCGCGTGCGTTTAACTTCGCGAATGTTTAATCCGCGTATTCTTTTAAGAGAGCTTATTAGTGTTACGCCGGTTGTTTTTTGTTCTATCGCAACAAGAGTTGGCTGGCATTTGTGTAGCATGCAATCGCTGTAGAATGAGAGCAGCTCTTGCTCTAAGTCTGCGGGCTCTACTCGTATCTCTAAGCAGTCTATCCAATGCAGCGCAAATATGTCTGTCTTAATCCCATTGTCTTTTATCTTGTACAAACCCCAAAAACTAAACACTGTGGGATCGTTGTGTGTAAGTGGTGTTTCTGCTGTATCTATTGTCAGAAAAGAAAGTAAAATCTCTGGCTCTTCTTGTAGTATTGCAAAGTCTCTTTCTCTAAAGAGTGCGCCACCGGCAGGACTTGGTTTTTGTTGATACTGCGCGGAGAACACGTAGTTGTTTAAGCGCTGTTTCTCCAATAGCTGCTCTTTAGTTATTACTTGCGGGCACAAAACGTTGCCAGCCGCATCTAATGCGTCTAGAAGCACACGCTTAAACACACGCTCGCTTTTGTCGCTAAATAGAAAATTAAAGATGTCATCTTCGTGCAAGCATTGTCCGATCGCAACGATCGGAACAGTCGGAGAGCGAACGCGTTGTACTATTGTTTCGTTGTAGTTATCTATGACAGACTGTCTTATTGTGTCGCTAAAAACTTCGCTAGCTTTGTGCAAATCGTCGAGCAATAATGCCCCTGTAAACGCCGTGTCGCCTGTTTCGGCTGGGCCGCCTGCGTTATAGCCTGTGATAGAACCAAGCGCGCCAAACGCTTTAACTTGCGCCCCGTCCGTCGTCATAAAATGGTCTTTAGCTTTAATGTCGCTGCGTATACTAATGCCGAAGAGATCGCGGTAGTAGCTGTTGCTAATAATGCGCCTAATAAACTCCGTGTGCTTCGCTGCGAGCTCGTGAGAATAAGAGATGTAAATATATTCGCTGCGAGTATAGCGCGACAAAGTCCAGGCGACCCACATGCAAATTAGTGTAGATTTAAAATGCCCTGGAGGAACATTGATGCCTAAGTTTAAAGTATCGCCGCGCACAACACTAGTGAGCTCTCTGCAAATAGTTATTACGTGCGACTCTCGACCGATCGGCACAGGCATAATGAAAGGCTTGCCAGTAACAAGGGGGAAAAATACTTGTATAAAAGAATAAAAGCTGCCCCAAAGCTGCGCCCTGACTTCGTCTGCTTTGTCGCTAATAATCTTTGTCATGTTTCTTTTGCAGCTCTAACATTTTGTTAAGCCGCTCAATTGTTGCATCTTGTTCAACAATTTTATCTCGCATATCTTCTATTACTTTGTCGCCAAATATTTTGGGGAGTAAGCGAGATGTATGCCAGTGCATGTGTTTTAATATTAATGCGTCGCGCGCAACAGCTACGGCGTTTGGCGCATTGCTTTTTCCATTGTGATAAAAATCTTTTGCATTGTTTTTAACCAATTCTTCGCATTCTTCTTCGTGTAAAACCGCTTGTATTTTCTTTGCTTCCCAATATTTGCTCCCAAACTCAGGAATTTTAAAACGCCACCTTCTAATAGTTTGCTCGCTTGGAATTTCTGGATATCTTTTGCAAATTTCTTTTTGCGACATGGGGTGGATAGAGACTAAATCGCAAATAATATTTCCAATTTCATCTGTGTATTCGCACTCTGGCGCTCCAGTAAAATATGTTTTTATTCCAGCTTTTTCAGCAGCAACTGCGCGCTTACTTTTTGCTTTTCTTTTTGTGCGCGGTAATGCTTTCTGTTCTTTCGTTAGTTTCTCTGTCACTTTCTTCCTCTTTTTCTTTTGTTTCTATCTCACCAGAACCCGCACACTCTATGCAGTCCACTTCCTTTAAATACCCCAAACCGGTAATTTTTTTCAATCCGCGGCACGCTGGACATCTAATTAGCATAATTAACCCTCTTTTATATCTATATAGTGCAAAGCCGGCGATTCATCCAGTTAATGCGCTCTATACACTATATATAGTATAAGTTGATTGGCTTATACACTACATATAGATTTTAAAGGTGTCGAATTCGCTACATTTATAAATAGATACAACAAATGTTGACATAAAATATTACATGTGAGATACTGCTTGCAGATGAGAGAGATTGTTAAACAAAAACGGAGAGCAAAATGTACGAAGTTATTGACAGGAAAACAAAACAGGTGGTAGGTGTTTACTGTTCTCTGCGCAGAGCTAGTAACAAAGCTAATAAGCTAGATTTAGAATACGGCGCTCACAGATATTATTGGAGGAGCATTTAATGCGTAAAGTATTGATGACATGGAATTTAAATTGAGATACGCATCTTTTTGCAGATGAGAGATTAACAACAAAAACGGAGAGCAAAATGAAAGACTTTAGAGCAAACACACTACTAGAAGACACAATTTGGGGGCTTAACAACTTCCAAAAAGAATTAAACTTAAATAACTACGGTAATTTAAGAAAAGAGCAATTAATAGAATTAATTAATAATGTACACAACAAAGTAGAGACTCTTAAAAAGTCTTTAATGAAAGAAGTGGGCTTCGAGTTTCCAGACGCTTTTCTGGGCGGAGAGTAAAATGACATACTACATAAACAAATATACCGGAAACATCTATACTGCACACTACATTTTAAGTAGATGCATGGGAAGTTACGACGACTTTGGCGTAACTTACTTGGAGCTTGGGACAGAACAAGCAAATAAGCTGTTAGAGAAAATGTACGCGACAGTTATTAAATTTTAAATAAATTAAATAGAACTATAAAGAAGCTGGTTTTTAAACTTAAAAAAGGTAATTAAAAATGTCTTACATAAAAGAGTATCTAAATGAACTACAGCAAGTAAAAATATTAGTCGACTACGTAACAGCAGAAGATCGACTGCTCTTTCAAGAAAAAGGGGAAGATAATCTAATCGGCTTAGAGGCGGAGGAAGAAAAAGAAGAGCTTTATTGCTATACAGAGTTGTAACACAAACATCTTAGTGATAACATTTGTTTACGTTGCGATACTTGCTTTGAGTTTGGCTTGTAATGCAACGCCGGGGGCTTGAGCGCCCCCATTTTATTGTGGAGAATTTAAGTGGCAACAAAAAAGAGCAAAAGAGGGATGCATATCGGCGTGCGCGTGCGAGATGACACGTGGGAAGCGCTTAAAAAATATACCGAATGCTATGGAAAAACAACCAGCGGTTTAGTAAACGAGCTTATAATTAACTTCTTAAGAAACAGTGACTTACTACTTGGACCACTCAATAAATTTAACAAGGATTGGGAAGAATGAGCGACGATGGACGGTCTCTTTATACAGCAAAAGAAAGAATAGAATTTGGTTCAAAGGTACAGTCACGCTGTATTTTGAGGAATGGTAAAGTAGATTGGAGTGCTTTAGCGACTTTTGCAACAGAAATAAATGTAAACAAAACAACGCTTTACGGGTGGTATAATAGATATAAAGAAAACAACAATACAGAAGTAAAGACAAAAGAAGAATCTAATAGCGCACACTTACATATCGCAGCAGCACAAACTCAACGCACTATAAAAGAAATAGATAAGCTGAAAATAGAAATTGACACTCTAAAGTCAGCTATTAAAGCTTTGACTAAAGAAAAAGAAATGTTAGAAAATCTAGTAGAATACTATTATCAAAAAAATAGAAGCAACAAATAATGTTTGATATAGAAAATAACAAGGATTGGGAAGAATGAGAAAAAAAACAGGACAATTGCAGCCAATCTATAGCGCAATCGACGTAAAAGAACTACTAGAGCAATATAAGTACGCTGTTACAGAAAGAGAAGCTTTTATATTAGAAAAACGATTAGAACTATACACTCTTGAAGAAATCGCTGTTTTAATAGAGCGCACTAGAGACAGAGTTAGACAATTAGAGAGACAAGCGCAGACTAAACTTTTATCAGCATGCGCTGGCGTACCCATGTTTTCTCGACAAATAAATGAAGGACCGGAAAAAGAAATTACTGTATCCGCACGCATGATAAGAGAAAGTCTTAATAATAAGTATCGCTTATCTTAATCTTGCATCACTTATTTTTTATATTCTCTGTTTTCCCGGGAAGACATTTTGATAATGGTATATAACTAGCTACCTTTTATAACCTTTTACACAATAAATAAATCCAAAAACCGGTTCCCTAAAACAAGCGCCGTACTCATCATTGCACGACCTTTCTTTCATCCTTATCTTTCTGTCCACCCATTCCTCTAGCTTTATCTTCCATTTTGCTAGCATTTTTTTTAAATCCTTTGTATGTGTAACAAGGCATTAATTATTAAGTTCCACAATAAAGTCTAACTCGTCCCAAAAAAATTTCACTCTATCATTTATAATATCTTCGCTGCATTCTGGGTAAATGCTTCTAAGCACGTGTTTTATTTCGTCTAGTGCAGCATCTTTTCTTGCTAGTAATATTTTCTTTTCTTCTGCATCCATGCTTTATCCTTTTACAAGCTTATTTTCTTTTAAGCGCATCTTAAATAACTGTGTAGCAAGACTTTCTACTTCTTTAATAATAAAATCTTTGTTGCGGTAAACCATTCCAGCTCGATTAGCTATTTCTGTTGCAAGCAATGCTGGTGCATGGTCATCCGCATGGTGACAGTCAAAGCCTAACCACCATCCCTTTAGCTCTTCGCCATGTGGGCTAGCGTCAACCTCATCGTACGTAATGCCGCCATACACTTCCAAATCGCTTATATCGCGCGCAAAAGCATACCCGGATGGTAAACCTACATAGCCACACCAATTTCCCGTAATCTTGTTTCTAATAGCTCTGCAGCGATAAAGGCCCGGGGCGTACCACGCAATATAATCTGGCTCATCGGTCCACTCACCTTCTTGCCAATCACTTTTATCTATTTTTTTTAACTCTCGTTTATTACTAGGTAAATGCATCTTTCCTCTCGCACTAGTATCTAACCATATTGACCTACTACCATACATATACCATTATCTGGCGCCTCACCAAAAAACATTATGTCGTTTCTTTTCCTCCGCAAGAGGATCTTCATAAGCCAAATTACCCGAAAGCGCGTCACGATAAAAGTCTCGCTTCTCTCGCCAGTACTCTCGCTTAACAGTGCTCGTCATATATCTGTGCTGACACTCGTGGTACTTAGCTGTGTCGCTAAACTGTCTTTCAGCGATAATACTTTCCGAGACTGCTTCTAAGTCGTCATTAATTCCATTCCGCATTGTTGGACACTCACTCTAGCCTCTAGCTCCCTGGCTGCCATAGCCATCTCTTCTTTGCTAACACGCGCTACACGTCGAGACGGAGGTACTGCTCTAATCGCAACAGACTGTATAGCCGACTGTAGTAATGCTTTCTGTTCTGCAGACGGCGCAACTGCTGGCTTGCTCTCAGAGGGCTTAGTAGTGGGGATGGGGGTTGGAACATGTTTTGGCCCAAAACTTTTTGGCTGCTGCGCTTGTGTCTTAGTTCTTTGTTGTGCTTGTAATATTTCCTGCTCACTTTCAACAATGTCGTTATAACGCTCTCCATTGAGCCAGGAAGATAGATGTGGAACATCCGCTACCCAAGCATTAGCTCTAACCTTAAAATCGCGCTCATCGAATTGCAAGCGTAATTTGAGGCATAAATCCGAGACGGTTAAGTTCTTATATTTTTTAAGCTGTGCTTTTAGGGCGGAGAGGGCTTTTGGTTTGCTACCTTTCTTGCATTTAGAACGATGCAGGGTCCAAAGCTCTTCAAACTCTGCGTCATGGTTCTTTTTATTTTGAAGAGAAGCACGAGGATCGCACTCGGTGCGATCAATATTCTTATCTTTCTTAATCTTAGATCTAGATCTTAGATCTTCTATAGTAGTTATGCCGTTTCGGCGTGTACAGTTCTGCCCTTTCGGCGGGTCTAGTTCTGCCGTTTCGGCATAACTGGAAAGAGCATTAACAATTGCTTTAAAATCAACAAGATAGTAAGATTTTGCAGGCACGCCTCGACGAGTGATGCGCACAAACCTAGAGCATGCCTTTTTGGCGTTTAAGAGTTCTTTAGTACCCAGATGTGTCTCTTCGATTAGCTGCGCATCGGTTGCACAAAATTCTTCTTCTGTGCTTACTTGTGCACGCCAACATAGCTGCGAAAGCAAAATAGCCCCAACAGTAGATTTGGTAATATTTTTAAAGGCAGGTTGGTAACTTATAACGCGACGAGAAAGCTGTTTTAGAATGCTTACGGCAGTATCCATATCTCTAATCCTCAAAATTAAAATTCTAGTTGACTTGAGGGCTTAGTGACTTTATACTGGCTTTGTTACGTCAGCAGTGACGTAACTAGTTAAGAGCCAATATAAGTGACGACGAAATGCTTGGCAGCTCGGCGTCGTCACTAGACCTTTCAAATTCCAACATCCTATGTTTACCTTTTGCTAAAATCCTTTCAGCAGGTCTATTAAGTATGCCACGCGGATGTTTGGCGATCAACTAATTTAGAATGCTTACGGCAGTATCCATACAATAAATCCCCCTTTTTTTAAAAAAATGTTGACTGGAGGATTTAGTGACGCTATAGTGACGAGGCTAACTGTTCTCGTATGTGACGCCGTTTTCCGGCAAGAAAAGCACGGCGTCACTAAATCTAATCCCACTCTAACTTAAAGTTAATTCCCTTACAAGAAAAAACTATTCACTAAATCCCTAGTGTTTTAAAATAATAGTTGACTTTAGGGCTTAGTGACTTTTATGGTCCGTGTCATATATTTTTTTTCTCTTCCTTCACAAGCTGCCTGTCAATTAATTTATCTAAATCGACAGTTAGAGCGTTTATAACACTCATACCCATTGTGTACTCTTGTTGTAGTCTATAAATAGCAGCATCTAATGCGCCCATAGCAACTCGTATTTCTAAAAAATCTTCTTTATCAATTTCCACCCTTCAACCCCTCCACTTTGTTTTTAATGTTTTCTAAATGCGTCTCAATAAACTTAATATTCCTGTCACAAAAATCTACAGCATTTGAAGACATATCTCTGTCTATTTTGTTTTTAATCTGTCTAACACTTATCTCTATTGCGCTTAGCTCGTGCAAAATATCTTGTAGTAATTCCATTCTATTCCTCCTCCTATTAATCCAGTGTAAAACCCGCTCACAATGTTCTTTTTCCAGGCTATAATCTTCTTTATCTTTAAGCTTTGCTATTCTTTCCTCAAGATACCAAGTTGCACACCTATATGCATCTATACTCATTCGAATATCTCTTGTCATTTCTGCGCCCTTTTTTCTTTAGGGGAAACATCTTCAAATACAAAAGAAGCGCAACAAGACACACATACTATAAATAAAACCCCAAAAACAATATTAAGCATTTCTTACCCCTTCACACAAACAACTTGTTTAAGTGTGTGTACAATATCCACCAAATCTAATTGTGCCGCCATAACTTTAGCTATGTCTTTATAGGCTCCAGGAGTTTCGTCAATAACATTTATATCTTTTCGACACTCTACACCTTCGGTGGCAAGCGCATGGTCTTCAAGAGAAAATAATTGCTTAGCCTTGTTCCTAGATAAACTCCGACCAGCGCCGTGAGAGCAGCTATTAAAAGACTCTGGATTCCCCTTTCCTCTAACAATAAAAGATTTAGCACCCATAGACCCAGGAATAATGCCCAATTTATCTTTTTCTGCACAAACTGCCCCTTTTCTTGTCAACCAAACCTGTTTATCAAAATGCATTTCCTGTTGCACATAGTTATGGTGACAGTTAATGGCTTGCTCTAAAGTTTTGAATGGCTTAGTAACAGATCGTAATGCTTCTAGCGTTGCACCCATCATTAGCTCTCTGTTTAGCAGCGCGAATTGTTGTGCAAAATCTACAGCCATTACATAATCGGAAAAACTGTTTGTTCCTTCGTCTAAATAGCATAGGTCTTGATCTGCTATTTCTAAGCCAGGATGGTTGATGGCCATTTCTTTTTTTGCCAACTCTATAAAATAAGTTCCAATTCTATTTCCAATGCCACGAGAGCCAGAATGCAGCATTACCCATACATATTGCTCTTCATCTAAGCAAACCTCTATAAAATGGTTACCAGTTCCAAGCGTTCCAAGATGTGATGGTGCTCTCATGGCAGCTCTCTCAAAGTCGTTGTATGCCAAAGTCATGTAATATAGAGCGCCATATAGTCTAGATTTAAAAAATCTTTGCAAATAATCCATAGGAACATTAGCCCAGGCCCCCCTATCTCGAGAGCCTCCATTGTCTGTTCTTCCATGCGGAACAGCAGCCTCTATCTTGCTGCGAAGCTCAAAAAGATTGTCTGGCAAATCCTTAGATTTTAGGGTAGTGCGTATAGCCATCATTCCACAGCCAATATCCACACCAACCGCAGCTGGAATAATAGCTTTTAACGTTGGAATTACAGAGCCTACAGTAGCGCCGCAACCCCAATGCACATCAGGCATAATAGCTATATGCGGCCAAATAATATCCAAAGAAGCCATATTGGTTAATTGTTTTTGCGCCGTTTCTTCTATCTCTAAACTTCCGGTCCATTGCTTAATTGGTACAGGCATTATTTAATTTCCTTGCATACACCATATATACACTCGTAACTTTTAATGTTTGCTGGTTTTGTTATGTATTCTTGCGCGGCAGCAATCTCTAAACCGCTTATAAGCAGACCTACAAAAAGTGCACAACTTAATATTTTAACCACGTTATATAACCTCCGTACATTGTCCATTAATACACTCATAAGTTTGTATCCCCCAATCTGCAGCAAGTGGCGCCTCAGGCAATAATTGCACATCAGGAAGGTGCTGAGATGCCTCTGACACAAGATAAAGACAAAGAGAAGGTCCAACAGTACCAGTAGCTACAGCAACAATAATCTTCGCCGCCTGCTCTGTGGTTATCCAAGATTGGAAATCTGAGGGCTCGTCTTTTATCCAGCTGTCTGTTTCTTTGTCAAAAATAAAAACATCTACGCCATAATTTTCTGGGTGCGCAGTATAGCTATCTATAACACCCGATAGTCCATCCAGACCTTTTGCTGTAACAATTTCTGCAACCTCTTTAAAAATTTGCTCTATTGTTTTTGGGTCATTAGAAAGAGGTCGTTGTAACTCTATTTCTACAGTTTCCTTAGTTTCTTGCGGTGGCTCGCTAGAAGGGAAAACCCAATCTACTGGATATCCGTTGGGCCAACCATGCTTGCTGTTAAGCGTTTGTAACTGCTCTGGGGTAAACTGCCATGCTATAGCAGCATACAAGGGGCTATGCAGTAAGTTTGGGTGAACCGGAACACCGTTGGCATGTATAAAATACTGCCCATTGTAGTTTTGACCTGTAGAACCAGTAGATCCATTAGGTGCATGCGCTGCATCAATAGCAGCATTTACACTAGCCGACGTATTGCCGGTATTTGTATTTGGCTTTTGTGTGTCCTTTGGATAAATATTAATATTTAGCACGCCGTTCTCTACTGAGCCTACACTTCCCGTCATGGTATCTCCTTTTTAAATATAATTGACAATCAACGTACACAACGTAACATGTATGTAATAAATAATCTACACGAGATAAAGAATGCCAAGAAAAATAGTTTTAAATACAAAATCTAAAGCAGCACAGAAAAAGTTATTTGATGAGCTAATGGAAAGGTATCCTACTCTTACAAAGATAGCCGAAGATCTCGGAACAAATTACAGCGGAGTATGGCAAGCCGCTAATAATAATCGACCCATTTGCCCTTTCATCGTTGTTGCTTTATGTTTAATGGCAGAAGGCAAAGTAAAGCCGCACGAGGTGAGACCAGATATATTTGATCCCAGGATAGTAGAACTATATACAGATTAAGAGGTTACGCATGGAACGCGAACATTTAGCCGGAGCATTTTTAGAGGTAGCTGCACGCTATCCATTTCTTACAGATTTTGACAACCTACGCTACGCAGATAAAGAACGCTTAATGCTTCTATACTACATGGACCACAAAGAAGACAATATCTATAAAGAAATACGAGAGACATACGAAGACTTCGTTTGCTTGCATCGCGTTAATAGGCTAACAGCCAAAACACACTAAGCAACCCCCTATTACAAGGACGTAATAATGCGCTATTTTACACGTGTGATTGACGATACTTTTTTGTCAGTCGCAAAACGCTACCCCTTCGAATTTAGCTTCAAAGACATCTCTTACACCGACCGCAAAAACCTTAAAGAAATATTCTATGGCGCTATAGACCCTAGAGAAACCATAGAAAAGGTTTACGAACACTTCGTTTGCCTAATAGAATTACGCAAAAAATTAGAAAACCGACATACCTTAAGAAAGGTTGCTTATATATAGTCCTTAGAGGCAGCTATTGAAAATAGTTGCACAATAAAAATATCTGTGTAATAATTTAAAAACATACACAGAATACAGAGGTTTAAAATGCAAGCAATTGACAGAAGAAAGTATATAACCGGAACAGACGCTGGAGTTATCTGTGGGGCCTCTCCCTGGAAAAGTCCTGTACAGCTTTGGCAAGAAAAGTTAGGCCTCCTAGAGCCAGAAGACATATCTAGCAAGCCTGTTGTAATGGCTGGCATCCACCTGGAAGTGGGTGTAGTTAGTTATTTTGAGGCCGTGACAAAACTTAAAACAGAAAAGCCAGATGGATATGCGGTGCACCCTGACTTTCCCTTTATTGCTGGCAGCATTGACCGCTGGATTGAGGGTCGAGAAGCGATTCTAGAGTGTAAGACCGCGCACAAAACAGATGCCTGGGGCGACGACGATAACCGCTTTCCAGAACACTATCTTCTGCAAATCGCACACTATTGCATGCTGCACAATATAAACAAATGCTACTTAGCGGTATTCTTCTTAAATACATACGAGTTTAAGGTATACACCTACGACCGAGATATGCGCCTAGAGAGCTTACTATTAGACAAAGAGCTAGCGTTTTGGGATATGGTGCAATCAAAAACAGCTCCAGAACCAGCTAACCACGAGGATATCCGCGCGCTCTATCCTGCTAGCTCTAATGCACCACCAGTGGTGGCTACGCAGCGCATATACACGACAGTTCAAGAAATGCAGTCCATTAATGACAACATAGACGGCTTAGAAGCTCGCCTTAAAAGGTATAAAGACGAGATAAGCCTTTTTATGGGTAACTCCGAGAAGCTAATCGGACCCTGCGGAAAGACACTGGCTACTCACAAGTACACAAAAGCAGTAAATCGCTTAGACACAGAATTACTAAAAAGAAGTAACCCAACGGCGTATAACAGCTGCCTCAAAGAAGGCGCGCCAAGCAGACGATTTGTTTTAACAAAAGGGGATTAATTATGTCGAACTTAGCCTTATTAAACGACGCCAGCGTGCCACTCTCTACAAAAATGGAATACTGTAAGGTGTTTTCTCGCACAGGACTTGTTCCAAAAAATTTCCAAAACAAACCAGAGGATATTTTTGCTGCTGTATGCTTTGGTGAGGCGCTGGGAATGCAACCATTCCAAGCTTTGCAAAGCATAGCGGTAATTAACGGCAGGCCTTGCGTGTGGGGAGATGGAATGCTTGCAATTTGCAGGTCAAAATCGGATTTCTTAGATATACAAGAGACGGATGACGAAAAAACAGAGACAGCCACTTGCGTGGTAAAAATGAAAGACAAAACAGATGTTGTTAGAACTTTTAGCCAAAAAGACGCAGTTAGAGCAAGACTAACAACTAAAGACAGCCCATGGCAAACCTATCCAAAGAGGATGCGACAAATGCGCGCCAGAGGATTTGCGCTCCGTGACGCGTGCGCACATCACTTGATGGGAATTATATCTCGCGAAGAGGTAGAAGATTATC